CATCATCACCTTCAACCTGTGGGATCGTTCCAATAACACCTTCAACTTCAATGATAGGTACATCATCAAAGAATCCGGATTCAATCACACTATATGCAGCCATCATTGATCCAGGATCAGGATAATAAGTGCCACCCATAGGTGGTGGATCCATTAACAGATCATTGAACCGTTCCTGGATTTGATCATCATAAATATAACCTATTTCAATTATAATGGATCCATCTTCAGTGAAAACTTCCACATGAGTTTGAACCCCTTGCCTGATTCCATCTGCAATTATTCTTTTCATACGATCACCACCCTTTTAATATAAAGCTAAAATGCCATAGATCCATGTTGCATAATCTTCATCAGTCCAAAGCAAAGTTGGTTGGGTATAAGCATATTCAAAACCCATTGAAACAAGTTCATAAGCTGTCCCCTTGTAATCTTTACCCATGTACTTACTTAGGAACTTATCAAATCTTGATTTCTCACTATAATCATAATTTCCACCAAGCCATTGAAGTGATTCACCTGCTGTTCTTCTTTTATAGAATGCTTTTTCAATATCCAAGATCCCTGGAACTGTTCTTTCAAATCTGTGTCCAAGTTCATGGATGGATGTTCTGAATGATCCATTTCTACCATGATCACTGATTGCAATTTCACTATGATAATGACTATAAAAGCCACGATTCACTTTCTTTGGTGTCAACTTGCTGTTTTTAACTGAAGTATCAACCCAATCATTTGGATAATGATCATAAGCATCAGTAACAACTGCCCTCATTGGTGATCTGCTGTTGTTCAAATGACCTTTCACATCAATGGATCCATTTCCAGTGGTTCTGATTTCTGAAAGTTTTGCTTTTAGTTCAGCAGCATTTGCTTTCATATCACCTTTATAAGTGTTTTGAAGATCACTGATCTGATTATCAAGTGAATCATATCCACCATCCCATATTTTCACTTTCTGTTCCATGATATTTGTTTCAAGTTCATCCAGCTTGATTTTTAAATCATCACCAGTCAGATCCTTTGGAAGTCCAATTTCATCCGGTGTTCTTAAACCCCTTCTGACTGACTTCACATCAAGCATTTTCTGATCAAGTGATTCCATGTTGAATGATTTCTTCTTGTTTATTAGTTCATCAAGTTGATCCTTGATGGCTTTCCTGCCTGCTTCAAGTTCTTCCTGCATGAGCTTGCCTGCTGACTGAATATCAACTTCAGTGATCACACCCCCATTGGATTGAATTCCATCTTTGACTGCCTGGATCTTCTCATTGAATGACTTTGGCATTACTGCAGCCGCAACATCTAATGGGTTGACTGGCATCATACCAGCTTTGGATCCACCATCAGTGAAAGTCTTTTTCCAATCAGGGTATTTCATATCTGAAGGTACATAATAAGTCTTTCCAGTTTTAGGATCTCTTGCAGCACGTTCACCAAGTGCAAATTCATCATCAAAGAATGGTGCTGTTGTAGTTCTACACCAAGGATGAAAGGGTGGTGCTGTGATCCCAACTTCATAATCTTTCAGATCTATTGTTTCACCATCAAGATCAATGCAGGTCTGACTGGTTAAACCATCCAAGGTTGCAACAATTTCATACTTTTCAACATCTAATGCCTTGAACGCATCCTTTTGGGCTATGGAAGCAAATGCAGCTGATTCTGTCATGTATAATCTGCCTGCTTGATATAAAGCAGCCTTTGGTTCCACACCTTCAGTTCCAAGCAGCTTTGCGATCTCTTTGATTGCTTGATCTGGTGCTTTACCTTGAACAATGGATCTTGTCAGGTTGGTTTGAAGTGTTGACACTAACTTTGCTTTGTTCGTCCAGATCCGATCACTGAAGGTTGTTCCATCCAATGACCAAGGCTTTGACATGATCTTTTCCAGTTGATTCCCATCAAATGACTGAAGATCCCATCCAACATTGAATCCCTGTTGAACTGCCCAAGCATTCTTATAATAAGTATCTTTGTATAAGCTGCTAATATTCTTATCAAATTGACCAACTTGCCTTCCATATAAGACTTCAACCTTCTGTTGAACCTGAAGCTTTAAGGATTCAAGTCTTGAAATGTGAACCTTTGCTGAAGCATTTTCCATTTGTTTGATCCACTTAGGATCCAGGGCATTTCGTTCACCCATTTGAATGTATTCCTGCAGATCCCACTGAAGTTCTTTCAGATCTGAAGCATCCAGCAGCTTTCTTGCTTCCTGCATTGTCACTTTGTTATTAGTTGCAAATCTTTGATACCAGGAAGCAATTTCTTTTTCAATGTCCCTGGTTGTTTTTCTATACATCCGATCAAGATCAGGAAGATAATCATCAGCCTTGTTCATTTGGGTATCCTGAAGAAGTTCCATCCGCTTGATCCAATATTCATTTCTTTCTGCCATCTTAGATCAACCCCTTTGATTCCTCATAGAAGAATAATTTCAGAATATGTGACATTATACAACCCCACCTTCCGGATCGTCCTTGATAGTTGGAACAATCGGTTTGAAAGATCCTGCAAAGTCATCAACTGCAGCTTTCTTCTGATCTTTCAATCTCTTTTGCTCTTTTGCCACATCATTAATGAATGGAACTTGTTCAATCAATGTTTCATTGCTGATTTCAACACCAAGGGTTGCCAATGATCCAAGGACTTCTGTTTCATTCATCATCATATCCCTGTTGAATATTATTTCCACATCATCAGTTGAATAATCACCTTGACTTGAATTGGCAAGATGGGCATCCACAAAATAAAGCAGATCGTCAAAGGCTGCCTGGAATTCAGTTTCCATTTCATTGGCATCCAGGTCAATATCATTATACATGGATTGAATGTTCATCTGATTTGGTGTTCCACCCATTCTTTCATCCTTTGAATCATAACCCCTGGCATTTTCAATCAATGCTTTCTTGAATAGATCCAGGATTGCTTTGTAATTTTCAGAATTGACTTCAACTGTAAGAGTTGAAACCCCACCTTTGGCACCATCAACTGTTTTGACCTTAACTGCACCATAGGTTGAAAGGTTCTGCCTGAATTCACCAAGATTGGTTCCATCATAGTTTTCAATAACAAGGATCGTGTTTCTTGAATCTTCCTGCATATTGTTTTCAAAGTCTGAAAGCATGATATTGATCCCATCTTGAAGGGATTTGATCCTTCTGATCAATGGGATCTCTTTGCTGTTACACTTGAAAGGTATCAATGGAAGTCTGTCCCAATTGAAATCTGCTGCAGCATCCGCTTCACCTTCACCAAGTTGAATATAAGCACTTGAAGGGTTTTCAACATCAGCAACCAGGGTATTCCCACTTAAAACATAGCGATCAATACCATGAGTTGTGTATATTTCCACTTTTTCAATGATCTTTTCAGTAGTGCCTTCATAAGCTTCCACTTCATAGATCCTGACTGCAAACTGAAGAATTGTGTGTTCGCTATCTGTCCAAAATGGCAGGATCTCAAATGGATCAAACTTCTTGAATAGAAGATCACCATTTTCATTGTAATAAGGATATAACCATCCAATACCACCATTCAAGGAATCTTCACCAACATTCTTCAATGTTCTGTGAAACTTCTTTGTGAATACTGACTTCAATGACTTTTCATAAGCATCATTTTCAGTGCTGAAGGTCAATGGCTTTCCTAGAAGATAGTTTTTCTTTTGATCCACCATCTTCCCATATTGATTATCAACAACTTTGTTATTTGTAAGGTTTTCAACTTCAACCAGTGATCCATCAGCACCGATCACCATTCTTTTCCGCTGCAAGATGTCATGTTCATAGTTGTAATACTTCAAACCCTTGATCATTTCCAATCTTCCAGGTGATTTTTTCCACTTCTTGATTTCAGCTTCAAGAAATTGCTTTTCAGTCATGCCGGATCTACCGCCTGCCTGGATGATCTTCTTTATATTATCCATTATATTTGAATCAAATATCACTTAATTCACCCCTTTTTCTTAATCAAAGTCAAATGTGCTTCCCTGTCCTATCTTTTCAGCAATACCAGTTGTTGCATCCGGTGCATCATCATGAAGATTCTTTCCTTCTTTCTGATACTTGTTCATAGCGTCATAGTATTCAGGGAACTTGTCTTTCCAGTTCTTAGGGAAATAAACGTGTTCCATCGCCCATGTTGCATTTGAAAGGATCCTGGCTTTCTTATTCTTAGATTGGTGGAAGGCATTGATGATCACCCTGCTGGATCTGAATGATTTCTTCAGGATCCGTTCAACTGATCTACTGAATCCACGTCCACCATTGTTTGATTCAATATCAGCATTGTTCACATTGTCTTTGTTCATCATTGCTGCTGTTGCTGGTTCTGTCTTTTCCATTGGATCCTGGGTGTAAAGAACATCAATGACATAAGCTTCATTGTCAAAAGTGACACCGTAATCAATTGAACAAGTGAAGTCCGTTCCTTGATCAGCGGTATCAGTATAGTTCCGGATCTCTTTGAATAGCAGGTTCCCTTTGTCATCCATTGGCAATCTGTCATAAGTCTTGAAGCTACTGTATAACCTGCCTTTGATGTCAATTGGTTCCTGTTGATAGTTGGCTGAAGCAATATCAAGTCCCATTGCTTTGACCTTTGTATTATATGATTTATGTGAAAGTATTTCATCACACAACATGGATCCATCATCCTGAAGTGCTTTCTTGGTGATATGTCTGACTTTGAATCCTAGTTTGGGCAGTTCTTCCAATGCCCTTCCTGAAAGATCCCTTGAATGCCACCTGGTCATGATCATCAAGATCTTCCCACCTTCTTCAAGTCTTGAAAGCATGGTATCTGTGAACCAAGTCCAATGTCCTTGAAGCTTTTCTTCATTCATTGCTTCTGCAGCATTCTTGATCAAGTCATCTATGATCATAAGAGAACAACCAAATCCGGTTGCTGTTCCTGTTGGTGAAGTTGCTAAATAGTTATTATATCCACCCTCTAATGACCAAAGATTCATGGCACCATCACCACGCTGGATCATTGTTCTTGGAAATATGTCAGAATATACTGGTTTCAGCTGATCTGATTTGATTTCCTGGATGTCATTTCTTACTGACTTTGAAAACATAGTTGAAAGGGTTTCATTATATGATCCAGTCATGATCTTTTCTTCATGGTTTTCACCAAGCACCCATTGAACAAACATTCCAGCTGTCCTGGACTTTCCATGCCTGGGTGGTTCATTGATGATCAGGACTTCTGCTTCAGGATCTTCATAAAACAATTGAAGTTCATTGCATAGATCCAAAAGATATTCACGATCTTCTTTGTAGAAGTCCGCTGCTTTTAAATTACAATAAGAAAAGAACTCACGTCTTGCAAGTTCTAGTTTGGCATTGAATCGGATCAGATCCATATTAAGTTCATTTGTTTCCATCAGATCACCCACTGTTGATCAGCTTCTTCAGATCTTCAGTAGATAATCCCTTCATAGGGTTTGAAGCTACTTCACCGGATAGATTGATGTTATCAACAAAGATCCCTGCAGCCTTACCAAGTGCCACCAGTGCAGCTGATTTGTCATAAGTTTCAATGCTGATCCCATGCCTTGTGTTCTTGATCCCGGATATAACTGCCTTCTGATTGGCTGTCAGCTGATCTGTATCTTTCAATTTGATGTATTGTTCAAACTGATCAGGTGATTGTTCATAAACATACTTTTCAAGATCTTGATCCCAAACCCTGATCAGCTTTGGTTCAGTGACGATCTGTGCAAAATCAGTCCGATCAGCAAAAGCAATCTTTGCAAGTTCCATCAGGATCCGTTTTTTATCATAAACACATTCAGCTTCCGCTTCAGCTATGATCTTATTGTGTAATTCATCATACCTTGAATGAACCTTGATATTTCCAAACAATCGACTTGCTGCCTGATCCATTGATTGAACCTTCCAGTTTAAGCTTCTAGGGTATGCAATATTATATGCTTCTCTTTGTGACTTACCCCTGATCAGTTCTTGCACAAACTTTTCCTGTTTATCGGTCAATTTCACCATTTCATCACCACCTTTCAATGAAAAAAGACCTATAGAATGACCAGCAGCCATT